GTCGAGCACCAGGCGCTTGAAGAACTGGCGCGCACCATCTGCCGTCATGTGCTGAAATGACTTGATGCGGGCGATTTCGGCGCCGTCATCGGTGTACGTGTCAAGATCGAGCTCGTAAATCGCGCCGGTTTCCCAATCGCCCACGAGGTGCTTACGCTGGTAGAAGCAATGGCAGTTGTCGCGCACGCGGGTAAGCACGTTGCCGTCCGTCCGGTAGGCGCGCTCGTGCCACATGCCAGTAGCGGCGTCATATGCCCAAGTCTTGCCAGCGGACGGGAAGGTCAGTTGGTAGAACGAATGGCCGGATTGCTGATAGGAGAACGCCAGGGCATCATCAATGCGGGCGTACTTGCGCATTTCTTCCTCGATGGCGTGGGTACTGATCCGCGCCGGCTGGTAGCCCTGCGCGCGCCATACCATCGCATCGCCGCGCTCGTCTGCGCCGACCCATAGAATTGAGTTGTCCATGCGGCAGACCGAGTGAGCAGCAGCGCAGCCCATTTCCTGCGTCGCGCCGCCGATTCGCTCAAGCACAAACGCGCCGCCGCTCGTGCCATACACATCAATCGAGCGCTCGCCAAAGAACCACATTTCGTTGTGATCCTTGATCGGGCGCACGATGATATCCGGCGTAGACTCAGCCGACGCGAAGTCGAGCGCGTCAACGGTCAAATCATAGGCTGCGGTCGTCTGGAATTGCTGGCTCCCGGGCGTCGAGAACACGAATACTCCGTTCAGGAACTCCACGAACTCCGAGCCGAGCCAGCCATCACCAGAGATAACGCTAGTGGCAAATGTTACGAGATTGACAGTGGGCGCAGTCGTCGTGCCGTCCGTGAAAACAGCGCTCATGCCATTGTCAGCGCCGTACACCGGGCCGATTGACGACGCCAGGCCGCCGATATCCAGCCATGAGCCGCCGTTTTCCAGATACAGGCGCGAGCCGCCAACCACGAACATATCGCCCGTGCTGGCCTTGTACATGCAGCGGACCGGGAAGGTGGGCAGGGTAGACCAAAGTTTCCGCCCCGGCGTGCCGCAGAACGTGAACGGGGCCGGCGAGTCGGGCGGGTTAGCCTCCGGGTACATATTGACGCAGCGCTGCGCACTGGCGATCAGCGACGGCGCCGTGTATGACGCTGCGGTGAGGGCGATGCGGCGCATTAGTCGCGCCCAATATCGTAGACGTTGCGCGCCAAGGCGCCAGGCATGCGCGAAAGCGGTATCTTGACGTTATTGCGCTTGATAATCCGGCGCGCGCGGGCGGCCATCGCCGGGATGTCAGGGCGTAGCGGGGTGCCGAATGCCGTAGACAGGCGCTCGCTGAGGCTGTACCGGACGGCTTCAAGGTATTCGGGCGGGATACTCACGGTATCGCTGATGGTGGTAAATGTAGGCAGATCGGTGCGCGTGATCAGGTGCAGCGCGCCGCTTGTGCCGTTGGGGTACACGTAGACGGTGCCGAGCGGGTAGGCTGGCACGTAGCACAGCGCGCACGGTGCGGCGCCGTTCAGCAGTTTATTGCCGAGCCTGGCGTAATCCTCATACGACTGGAATACCTCAACATCATAATCCTGACCATTCGAGCGCCAGAACGCGGCATCTACCTTGATCGGACGTGACGCTGCGATATTGCCGCCTGCGCCGATGGTGTACGACGCTGCTCCGGTCAGGGTGGCGACGACTTCCTTTTGCGCGTAGACGTACAGGCGGTCAGCCTGCCATAGCCCGAACATTTGAATCAGCGATTGGAACGCGTCGTCAATCGTCGTTGCGGACGCGGTTTGACCTTCGCCAATTACGCCCACATCCTTGAGGGACAGGGTGAGGATTTCCGCAACGGTTGTCATTATTTGGCCTTACGGTTGTATGTGCGCTTTTCTGGCGCTGCGACTGGCGCAACTGGTGCGGCCTGCTCGCCGTGCATGGTGTAGCCGTTGGCGCGCGCTGCGGACTCTTGGCCGGCGTCAGTGACCGTGACGGTATCGCTCAGGCTTTCGCCCTTGTAGAGCGCTTTTGGGTATTCGTGGAACTGCATGCGGTTCTCCTGTGACAGCCCCGGCTCAGAGCTGACTAAGCCGGGACTTGGGCATTACTCGGTCACGCGGGTGGCGTGGTCAGGACGAACAGCAGCGAAGCCATACAGCACATCGATACGCGTCGATTCGGTGTCGGTCTGGCCGTTACCGAAGGTCATCACGCGCACCGAGAAGCCGCCGATGGTTGCGGTGTAGCCTTCGCATGATGCCAAGACAGGCAGCGGAGCGAATGCAGCGGTGAAGGCGTCCTTGTGGAACGCCAATTCCTGACGGTAGCCAGTCGCAGCCGCGCCAACCATCGTTGCAGCGGCGCCGTTCGCCGGCAGTGCCGAAACGGTGCCAATAACGCTGGCAGTCGTTACCGACAGGGCAGGGAAGATGCTAATGGCGCCAGTCAAGCCGGCTGCGGTGAAATCGGCGGTAACAACGAACTGACGCAGCTTGCCGTTCGATACGCCCAGGATTGGGTGCGTCTCGAATACGCCGGCAATGGCGAACACGGTCCCTTTCAGGATGGTGTTTGCCGCTGTCAGGGTGGCGATGTTCAGCGTCGAGCCAGTTTGGCCGGCGCCGTTGATCGTGAACGATGCTTGCGTACCGTTGGCAACCACTGGCAGCGACTGGTTTTCGTACATGTCGAAAGCCTGCGCGCGGGTGATGTAACCTTGCAGGAACGCCTTGTTCAGCGTTTCGTTCGGGTTCTGCTGGTTCTTGATGGCGTCGGCCAGCTCGTTGCTTGCGTCCGAACTCATCAGCGCAACGCGGTCGCCGCCCGGTGCCAAGTGGCGCTCAAGGATCGAGCGCGCCTGGCCGTAGGTCTTGAACGTGTTTGGCAGCGAGCCAGGCGTACCGACAACGTTTGGTGTCGCCAGCACAGCCTGGCGAATCAGGTCAGCTTGCACGACAGACGACAGCGAATTGATCGCAGGGCGCAGGAAGCGCTCTTTGAACTCGGAGATTTGCAGCACTTTCTCTTTGGCCGTAAAGGTCATCGGAACGTGCTTCTGCGTGTTCAGTTGCAGTCGGACTTTGGTTTCGTTCTGGTCGGGAGCTGCGCCGCCGCCAGCGAAGTTCGAGCCGTCATAGACGGTCGGCACTGGTGGGATGCCGATATCGACAAAGTCGCCCTTTTTGTAGCCGTTTGGCTGGGACTTGAACTCGTCCTCGCGTCCACGGTTGATGTTGGTCAGGAAGTTTGCTTCTTCCATCAGCATTGCCGCAGCTTCGCGGGCCAGCATTTGGTGGGTCAGGATACCGTTTGGCATGATTTACTTTCGATTTACTTGCGATTTTTGAGGTATGCCCGCTGGTGCCACTCCGCATCCGACAGCTTTGCTGGATCGAACGTGGTGGTGCCACCAGAGCCAATCGGGGTGATTGGTGCAGGCGCTTTTGAGACAGGTTTGGGGGCGGGAGCCTGTGCCAGCTTGAATTCGAGCTTGGTCAGTTCTCGCGCCATTTGTACGGGCGGGAGCGATGCAATGCGCGATGCTTCGTCCAAGTCTTGCCCAAGGTGGTGTAGCAGCTTTGCTGCCGCATCAGATTCCGTCGCCAACTCCCAAAACTGAGGGGTGGCGCCCACCATCTGAAGATTGCTGACGGATTGCGCGAAGTCGGGGAATGCCTTCGTGCCGTCTGCGTGGACCTTGTTGCATCGCTCGTCAAAGCTGCGTGCTGCTACGATCTTTTCGGCTTCAGCTCGTGCAAGCTTCTGCACGTCAGGCTGATCGCCTTCGGTATCGCCGGCCTGGAAGCGCGCCAGTTGCTCAGTCAAACGCTGAACTTCTGCCGCTGATTCGTCAGCCTGTCGTTTCGCTTCGTACTTCTCGCGGGTCACTTCGCTGATGCGCTTTTGGAACCAGGGAGTTTTCTTCTCCGCTTCCTCTTGCGTTTGCTCGGTTTCCTGCGGTTGCTCAGTGGTCGATTCCGAGCCTTCTACTTGCTCGACCTGTTGCACCTGTTCCGCTTGCGCGTCTGCCGGAGTCGCAGTTTCGATTTCTTGTTTCATGGTTTCCCAAGGAGTTAGCATCGCCTACCGGGCGAAGTCGGTTATTACTCGCCTACTTCAGGCGTAAAAAAACCCGCATCGGCGGGCTGTTCGTTTGATTCGGTTGACGCTTCGGGCGGGCTAGATGCTCTGTTGATCTCTGCTAAATGACGCGCGGCTGCAATGTCCATCTCTTTCAATTGGATTTTCAGTTGCGCATCAAACCTTAATTTCTCAGCCTCGAAGTCTTGCTTGTTGTCGTCGTTCGGGGGAGGCGATGCGAGTGTCATTTCCCTGATCCGCAAATCACCCTCGACTTTCATTCGATCAATTGCCAATTTCTCGCGCTCAAGCTCTTTGTTGTCGCTCATCTCATTGAACTTCTCGCCGATTTCCTGCAGCGATTGCTCAAGCATTTGTTTTTCCTGCTGCAACTGCTCCATCTGCTGCTGCACTTCCGGTGGGGTCTGCGGTGCTCCGTCATCGTCCTTCATGCCAGGCGGCAGAGCCTTCTCAAAGCGCTTCGCCAATTCCTCGGCCATAGGGAAGTCAGCCGCGCGCATCACCAAGTCGCCCGCGATCTGCATCAATTGCGGGTTGCGCGAGGACAGCTCGGTAAATGCCTGGAATGCCTCGGCGCGCTTGCTACCGTAGCTAGGGCCAACCGTTACGGTTACGTCGTAGCGGCCAACACCAAGGTTATAGATGCGCTCAATCTTGCCGTCTTGGCCCTGCTGCTCGACCATAGCCTGTTGCTGCTCAGGGTCGATGCGCGCTTTGTCGTCGCTACCGTCCTCACCAAGAATGCGAACAATGCGCGCGGTGTCATAGATTTTGGGGATAAGGTCAACCAGGATCATCCCGGTAAATTTGATCGCGCGCGCCACGTTGTCGATAAAGTGGAACGTCGCTGTGTCGCCCTCACGCTGGCGTGCGACGATGGCGCGGCCTGACGTTTCATTCGACTTGGCGCCCATGCTAGCGTCATACTGACCGCTTGCCATCTTCATTTCTTCGCTGGCGGTCTGCATGCCCTGCAGGAACAGCTGCGCGGGTGCCGGCGCCACCATGCGTTGCGGCATAGGCAGTGGCTGGCCGCTCTCGTCAAACGCGTTGTATGGCAGGTATGGCACGTTCTGCGTATTGGCCCGGTTCCAGTATTCCTCGTGACCTTCGATGGCCTCAGCGGTGGCGATGATGGGCGTCTTGGTCTGCAATGCGCCGTACTCGATAGCTGCCGACGAATTGTAGTTGTACATGCGCTGCGCATCCTTCATGGCGCGCGTATGACCCTTGCGGTGAATCTTGCCCTCAATCTCCACTTCTTCGCCAACCACGCGGACAATCGGTATGTACTTGCCGAGCCAGTCGGTTTGCTCAAGCACTTCGTCGCCTGCGATCTTGTACCACTTGACCGATTTCTTGCTCACAGGACGCTTGCGGAATGCCGGATCAGCCTTGATGGCCTTCGCGGTTTCTTTATCCTCGACTTCGGACAGCATGAACGTCTCGCCGCTGTTGGCATCGAGGCAGAGCGTGTCCTTTTGCTCGACAATCTTATAATACTCAAGCACGCGCGTGGTGTCCTTGGTCGCCCAATCGGACTTGTCGCCAATAATCCAGGACTTGCGCTCAACATCTGGCCACTTGGCGTCGAACTCGTCGTTTGGAATGTCCTCGTAGACGAAACCATACTGTGCGTCGGAACCGTCCGGTTCAGTGTGCGGCCCAAGCAGGACGCTCAGCGGGTTGGTGACAGGCTTGATGTAAATCTCTTGGTCGAACGACTTTTCGTCTGCATAGTCGGTAATGATGCGCCAGTAGCCAAGACCCGCATCTACCGCGAACTCGCCAGCAGTGTCATACGCGGTGTCAGCGCTGCTGTTCGCCTCAATGTGGCGAATCATACCGTTGAATATCTCAGCGGTTTCCTTGTCGGCGCCATCGTCCACAGGCGACACGCGCACACATGGCTTGTTTTGGCGCGCATCGTTGGTGATCTGGCGATTGTGCTGCTTTACCTTGTTCGTAGTCAGTGCTGGCCGGCCTTCATTCTCACGCGCCTTGCGCATGGTGTCGTCCCACTGCCAACCATTCTCAGGGTCGCCATTGGCAAACTTCAGGTCTTTGACCCATAACGGACGAGTCTCGGACTCGCATTCTTCGCGGCGCGTAAACCGCTTGCGCGCCTCTTCGATCAGCTTCTCGTCAGCGGACGCGCCTTGCTTTTGGTCTTTCATCAGCCCATCCATGATTGGTTGCCGTGCGTGTGCCCGGTGTTGAGTTTCGGTGCGGTCTTTTCTTTGCGCGGATTGACCAGGCCGGGGAATATCTCGGTCAAGGCCCATATCAGCGCGTCGGCACGGTTCGGGGATGATTCACCCATGTAGCCCATCGTTGAGAACGCAACTAACTCGTCTTCGAGGTCGCGGAACTCGCCAACATGGCGCACCTTGCCTTGTTCGTACAGTGCGGAGAACGGCTCAGCGCGTACTGCCTTGCCGCGCGTTGCCGTCACCTGCTTGTATGGCGTGCGTGGCCGGCACGTCTTGATAACGTGGTGGACCATCGCGCCGCCGTAGTTAATCTCGCCAACCACAATGTCCGCTGCGTGTCGGTCGTATGCGTCAGTGACAACTTTGCCCCAGGTTGCAGGGCCAGCCTTGACCGTGCAGTCTTCCAGCAGGTACGCATTGCCGTCAGTGCCAAGCCCGACAACGCAAATACCGATCGCATCGTTGTCTGCGTTGTCCGTGTCGCCCGAGCCTGAAGGGTCCACAGCCACCACAACGCGCACCAGGTCAGGCGTTACGCCATCGGTGACACGCCATTTGTCGATAGTCTCGTCATGGAACAGCGCGTGCGGGTTAGCGTCTGCAAATTCGCCTTTGAGAAAGCGCTTTTGCAGCCGTGGCGACAGGTTTTTCAGCGTGTCGAGATAGCCGGCCGACAGGTTCTCGGCGTTGTCCATCGGGTTAATCTGGAACCATGCGTAATCAGCGGGGCGCGCAATCCCCTTCTTTGACTCCGGGTCGCGCTTCTCGATGAACTGCATGTATGACCAGTGAATCTTGCTCGGCGGGTTGCAGTCGTAGTACATACGCGGCTTGAGCGGGCAATCCTCACGCCCTTGCAATACCTGCGTTGCGAGCTGCGCCAGGCGCGTGACAGCCACGCCAACCGATCCCCATGGAATCTGTGACGCCTCATTTAGATAGATCGTCACGAACTCCATACCGAGAATCTTCTCGGTGCGTTCTTTGTCGTCCAGTCCACCGAACCAGATTTCTGACTTGCAGCCTTCGAGCGTGGCGAACCAGTCCGTTTTGTTGATGCTGTACTTCACGCCAGGGAACGCAATCGCCATCACCTTCGGGAAAGTGTCCATGACAACTGACGCTTTGATCGCGTTGAAGCGAAAGCGCAGGATCACATGCCGACTACCAGGCGCCTTCAGTGCGCGCAGCACCACATTGCGCACGAGCAGGAACGTCTTACCGCTCCGACTTCCACCAAAGAGCATGATGTGCGTTGCGTCGCCCGCTAGGACGTGCTGCGCCTCCTGCTGCTTGGCGTTGAGCTTAAATCCGCTCATCCAGTGCGCAAGCTTGAATCACGACAGGCCCGCCGCCTTCGCCCGTCACTTGAAGCGGCAACAGCTTAGGATAGATCGTCCCCCAGAACACGCGCTCGTTGGCCGGGTCTTCCTTCACCCAAGCGGTCAAGCGCACAGCGCCGCCCAATGCTTCAGCAGCAGCCGCAATTGCATCCTTTGCCGTCTTCGTTGTCTTGTTGAGCGAGCCTTTGACGCGCCCCTTGCCTGCTGCGGGAGGCTTGCGCTTTCCACTAGGCTTCACTTGTTTGCTGTCTGTCATGGTGTTTTAGCATGGCTCAGGGCCAAGAATTGAGCATGCCTACCGGGCAAGACGGTCCTACGTATTACGCGCCTACCGTAAAGACTGAATACTCGCCCAGGTCCGACTTCAGCAACTTCGTGCCATCGACGTAGGTCAGGCGCGCGGTGTACACGCCTACTTGATTCAAGTCGCCCGGCTGAATGATGTACTTGGCGTACTGACTGACTGCGAACGTGCCGAACTGCGTACCTGTCACGAGTGCGACAGCAGGCGCGGTCACATCGCCACCAGTGCGCGTAACGCTTGTCCCATCTGGGCGCGTGATCGTAAGTGAAAGACTGGTTGCCGCCGACAGGACGTAGTTGACATTCAGGTTGTAGGCAATGCCGTGTTCACCGACGTTCATAGGAGATTCGCAATCTGATTGTATGTATCGGCCATCTTGGCGACCGAATAGACAGGGGTGGCGCGCATGATGGTTGCTCCGTATTCGTTCGGGATTACTGCTGGCACGCCCTGAAATACCGTAGGGGCGTAGCCAGTAATCGTGATCGCGCCCACTGCTGGCGACAGTGCCAAGCTTGCCGTGCGCGTTACTGTTGGTGCATAGCCTGTTACCGTGATCGCGCCTGTTGCGGGGCTGATGCTGCCCGCTGCGCTTTGCGTGATGCTTGGGGCGTAGCCGGTGATTGCGATGCTGCCAGCGCTTGGCGCTACTGACTGGTGCGCGGTGCGTGCGATGGTGGGCGCGTAGCCTGAAACGGTGATGCTTGCCGCTGCCGGGTTGACTGGTGTATCTGTTGCGCCGCCTGCTGCTGCTGTGCTGTACAGATAGATCGGCTGCGGTGACTCGAATACCTGCCAAGGGTTAGCTGCGAGCGATGCTTGCTCAGCGTCGGACAGGGCGCGTTCAAAGTACAGCGCGAGCGCGACAACGGATGCTGATGTTGAATCAGCCGGGCCGAATCGCGCACCGATTGAGAAGTTGCCCGATACGCCTGCGGAATTGATCGCGCCAATTGTGACGGACTGCTGAAACGCGCCGCCTTTGAACATGCGGGCGGCGCTGCTGATGGTCGCCGTCATGCCAATGGAGCCAGTAAAGCCCGTGATTGGCACTGTTGTTGCGTAGTCAGCGACGCCGTAGTGCGTGTATCCGATATTGCCCGATGCATCAACGCCGAACTTCCAGCCACCCGAGCCTGGGTAGTGCGAGAGCAGCGGGGCGGTGAAGCTGCTTGCAACTGCGAACGTTCCGAAGATGATGACGCTCATCGCGCCGCCGTTCTTCACATTGCGCGCGCCAAGTTCAGGGAAGGGCGCTGCGGTGAGCGGAACCGTCTGCTTGCCGAATCGGCCGGCGCCAATGGCATACGAGTTCAGGCGTTGGCAAATGCGGGTCGCGTCGCCAATACCCGGGATGAACGCAAGGACCAGCCCGCGCGTGATTGGGTTCGACCAATCAATCTGCGCGGGGCCGCTTTGCGGTTGGCTATACCGCATGGCTTACAGCGTCGCCAATACCTGCATGAACGCTTCGCACACGACAGCTTGACCAGTGTTGCCAGTCACGCGCACGCGGGCGTACATGATGCCGGGGGCGATATCGCAGGAGTAGGGCGTTAAGACGTTGGCCGTGACACCGCCGCCGACCGAATACAGTTCTTTCCAGTTCACGTTGTCGCCCGATACCTCAATGAACGCGGTTGCCTGAACTGTCGGTCCAGTCGCGCCATTGGTCAGCAGGCCAGTGATCAGACCGCCGTATTTCGTCGTCAGATCAACAGCGGTCCCGGTGGTTGTACCTGCTGCCGCGTTACTGGTCGCCGCTGCGATGATGGTTGATAGCGATTTAGTCGATGGCATTACGGGGTCCCCATGGCGAGCGCCACATGATTAGGTGTCACGATCAGGCTGAAGGCGCTGCATATGCTGCTGGTCGTAAAGATCATTTCGGCCTTCGTCGGCACGCGTTGCGCCAGCGCGATCAGGTTTGCGCGCGTGGCTGCGGCGCCTGTGCCTGCGAAGATGGAGGCGAAGCCGGCACGGATGTTGGCGTTCGTGCCGTCAACCGATCCGGCTGCGATCATGGCTTGGTAGCAGTTCTGTAAAACGGCAGTGAGCGTGGCGTATTCGGTCCACACGACAGCGGTGTTCAGTTCGGCAGCGGTGATAACCGGGCGGTAGACAACGCCAGTGCCAGGCGCGTTGTAATGCGCGGCGATGGCGATATGGTTGTTGCCG